GTGACTTTAGGCGGTTGTGTTGTACTGAGGGCTGAACAATAAAAAAATAACAGTTCTTTGATATGTTGAATTAAAGATTATTTCTTATCTTTGTAATGGTATTACAGCCAATTACAAATGAATAAGAAATCAAATACTCTTCTGATCTCCGGTGCAACTACCGATCTTATCCATTGTGTGTTGGCTGTAACGCCGGAGACAGAGGAGTTCTTTCATATCTCTCCGGCACTGATTACATCGAGTGCAATCAAAAGAGGAGGAGTCAAAAAATCCGTGATTACAAACAACAGTGCGGGCAACTTTAATTCAAGACCCGTGACCAGCAGACCTGAAGGGGGTGTAACTCACGACGCTAAATCCGTAAATGCTGATAATCGGTACTTGCTAAACAACAAGTCTGGGGCGAAATGATTTGATGGCTCAGTTTTAAAGTAATCTTTAATTCAACTTTCAGGGGGCTGCTGGGATAAGGAATCATTATTGACTAAACCATAATCATCATGAAAAACGTAAAAATCACGAACAGAGAAAGCCCGTACTTTCAGAAGAAAGGACTGGCGACGAAAACCGCAGACGGAAAGTATCTCTGCGTGTACTTTGACGGGCAACCGTCGTTTCAGATATTCAATTCTGACGAAGTGGATACTGTCGGCCCTGCTACAGTGTACGAATCAACCTGGTTAGCCTACAATCTTATAAGCGGTCCAAGCTTCCCCGTTCATTCGCTTGTGAACCGTGTGCGGTCAATCTGCGAGCGTCCGGCACTGATGGACGGGACAATCCTGCGCCGGTTGCGTGAGGTTCGTGAGGACGGCAGGATTAACTACGAAGTTGAGGACAATCAGAGATCAATATACCGGAAGCTATGAGTGAAATCTATTTGAACGAGGTGCAGATCGCTATGGTCAAAAAAGCTATTGCAGACGGCAAAAAGTGCCTGATAATCTCTGACCTGATGATAAACATCTTCGGGGCGGAGATTGAAGTGACCAACGCACATACGGGAGACGTGATGAAGGTAATGAACCTGGACATAAATAAATGAGTTAGTATGAAAGTAGAGGGATTGAAAATTGAGGGTAAGATGCTATCGCACATGGCATTTGACACTGCACACATAATGAAACATGAGCTAACTATTATTGCCCCAGGTAATCTTATAAATGGGCGTAAATTTTATCGTGAAGTGATAACCAAAAAACGCAAGGGTTCTATTGGTGGATTCGGCAAATCAGAGACGATATTTTATTTTGATGCGGATAGCTCCACGTATAAAACCATTGAAGAATTATTAACCTCAATAGGCATTGAGCCATGACCCTCCGTGACCGATACCTCCAATTCAGAAAGCGTCAGATGAAATATCTCAATTACATATTATCTCAGAATCCTATCCAACCGGAGAACTTTATCTCCGACAAAAGAGGATTGAAAGAGTTAACGATAATAGTGGTATTACCAGCTTCGGTCGTGGGGCTTGTTTTTTTGGCTGTATTGATACCAGGCGCGGCAGGCATGGACTTGTATCGTTTCAGCAAGTTAATTGCTCTGAGGCGAGAAAAACGGGCAAATCTGCGAAAATATGCCACTGCTGTAATCATTTCTCTGGGTCATGAGCCGACAAAGGATCAAATAAGACTTCTGACTGCGACATGAAAGTATCAGAAGAAATACAAGCGAGGGCAGATAAGATGTCAGCACTTGCCGAAGCTATTAAATACGTTGAAGCACAGGAATTGAACGGTCAGGGGCGACGGCTTATTCACCTATTGCTTGTAACTTATTCTGATTTGACTGCTGCACAGTGTTCAGTTATCTCAGGTTATAGTTTTCCGGAAGCTGGGCGACGGGCTGCTAATACGGCACGTAGGCTGACTGGCAGTGATTGGGATATGAATAAAATATGGAATGAGGCGGTAAAAATTATTCACAAAAAATCATAATACTGACATTTATCATATTATTTGAGATTTTCATAACTTAAATTTACATCATGAGAACATTAGCACAGATATTAGCCGACGAAGCAGACCAGATGATTAAGTCTGCCGAAGTGATAAAAAAGATGATTGCCATATCAAAGGAATCAGGAATGTATTGGCCGGTGATTGATGAAGAAACCGGAGCAATGGAAGGAACTGAGATCATTGACGGCAAAAGATACCGGACAGTTGATGCGACTAACGGTTGCGTGGGGTGTATTTTCAACGGTGCCGACGGGTGCAACAAACCCGCCGTAAAATGTTACGGGCATCAGCGCACAGATCGCAGGAGTGTAATCTTTAAATACTTATAAAATGTCACACTTTACAAAGCAGAAAGCAATCGAACGTGCAGACCGCGCCCGCGAAATCATCCATGAACTTATGGAGTGTGACACTGAGCAGGAATTTAACTCCGTTGTCGAAATCTACCGAAAAGATATCATTGACCTGAAACTTGAGCATTATGTTGCCGGTGCTATCAAACGCATCAAGGCAGTAGAAATAAACAAATCATTTGAAAACAAAAACTGAACATCATGAACCTACCAAATAGCATGACAATCGGAAGTTACGACAAGTACCTTGAAAGCAAAGGACACTTCAGCGATACAGACCCCAAGGAACTTGCCGCTGAGATTGAAAAGAACTGGTCCTCCTACCAGTGGGAACGGGGCGACATGATCGACGAAGATAAAGACGAACGGGAAGAGTACCGGATAATGACCTGCGAGGTGGAGGGATTCACCTTTGAGGGAACCGGAACTTACTCCTGCGGTGAATTGATCCTTATTGATAGTGTAGAACCAAAGTAATGGAAAGCGAATATATCAAAGGGTTCACGCCCGTAAAAGTTGATAGAGATTATTATTCACTTGAAGAATTTATCTCATACTCCGGATTGAAGAATCTGAAAAAGTCACCGGCGCATTATCGTCAGTACAAAGATGAACCACTGGATGTGGAAACCGATGCGATGGCATTTGGTTCAGCCTATCATACGTTCATCTTAGAGCCTGAGAAGTTTGAGCAGAATTATTATGTATTTGATGATGACGCAATATACCAAGTGCTGATTGGTGAAGGTTTTAAATCCCCCCGTTCTACGAAGCAATACAAAGAGTGGGCAGAGAGCGAGATGCGACTGATAGGAGATCGTAAGACAATAGAGAAGTCAGACTTTCAAAAGATCAAAGACATGAAGGATAAACTCATGTCGCATTACTATTGTCGTGCGCTTCTTTCGGGTGGCGAGGCTGAATATTCAATCACCGGCACACTTCAGACCAGCGAGGGCGACATAAATCTGAAAGCTCGCCCAGACTATGTAAAGGCAAACAAGCACTTCATCATTGATTTGAAGACAACGTTTGACGCTTCAGAGGACGGGTTCACCCGGGCCGCCGCTGACAACGATTATCATATTCAGGCTGCTCTTTATTCTGACCTGATGGAGATGATAACTGGCGATAGCCGTGGGTGGACTTTCTTTTTTATTGCACAGGAAAAGCGTAAACCGTATGCTTTTAATATCTTTGAAGCATCACCTCAGTTCATTGGTCAGGGCCGGTATGAGTATGAGCAGCTTCTGAAGCTCTACAAGATGTGTGTCGAGCAGAACCGTTGGCCGGGATATCAGGTATTCTGTGAGTGGAAGTCCGGCAACATTGAACTGAACCTGCCGAAGTGGGCAGTGAAAGAGATTGTATTCTATAATCATAAAATCTGAAACTATGAGTGAAACAACACCGGCAGTGAGAAATCTGCCAAGTTATGACCAGTTGGTTGCAGGTGATCTTGACCTAAAGAACCAACAGAACGAAGTAAATATACTTCTGAATCAGGAACCGCCGAAGCCCTGGTTGAAGGAACATCCAATGGCAAAGGGTATAAAGTACCTTCCCATTGAGAGAGTTGAATATATGCTGACCCGTATATTCAAAAAGTGGAACGTCGAGATCAGGCAGGTGCAGGTTATCGCTAATTCTGTCGTGGTAACTATCCGGCTTTACTATCAGGATGTTCTCTCAAATGAAATGCTTTGGCAGGACGGCATCGGGGCTTCACCGATTCAGACCGATAAGGGAGCCGGAGCAATGGACTGGAATCACACGAAGAATGACGCAGTAATGAAAGCTGCTCCGGCGGCTGAGAGTTATGCCGTTAAAGATGCTGCTGAGAAGATCGGTAAACTGTTTGGCAAAGACATGAACCGTGCCGATAAAATAATGTATGATACACTTCCGACTATTGAGAAAAAAGATAAGTTGGAGGAATTAGATAATGAACTTAATAACGAAAACAATGAGTAACATTTCAGGTAAACTAAATTTGATGCAGTTGAAGGCTGCCATCAGACGCATGGACGGCAAAAATGGTCCGATTGATTGCATTGTCATCCCTATTGAGGCTAATCATTTATTTCAAGGCGATAAGGGCATCTATCTTGATCTTATTGCTTTTGAAAGTAAAACCAAAAATGATGCTATAAAAGACACTCATTTAGTTAAGCAATCTCTTCCAAAGGAGATACTTGATGCAATGACTGAAGATGAAAAAAGGAGCCAGCCTATTCTTGGCAATCTCCGGGTATGGGGTGAATACACAGAACAGCCACCGCAGTCTGATATGACCGTGCAGGATGAAATAAGCGGTTTGCCTTTCTGATGATTAAGTACATTGCCATAAAGGAGAAGGACAAGTTCCGGATAGTTAACGACAAGCTGTTCCGCGAAGAACTTGCCCGACTCCCTCGTGGCAGGTATGAAATTGTGATCCGGAAGAAACGCCGTATGAAAAGTCAGCCTCAGTTGGGGTATTATTATTCGT